ATATATCGTGCAATCTTACGATACGGCTTTTACAAAAAAAGATACTGCTGACTTTAGTGCCATAACTACGTGGGGAGTCTTTACAACCGAGGACCATGGACAAAGCATTATATTATTAAATGCCTTCAAGGACAGATATGAATTTCCTGAATTGCGTAGAGTGGCTTATGAAGAGTATCTAGACTGGAAACCTGACATGGTTATAATAGAGGCCAAGGCATCAGGGCTCCCGCTAACTCACGAGCTGAGGCAGATGGATATCCCAGTTATTAACTTTACACCCTCAAAAGGAAATGATAAACACGCTAGAGTAAACTCCGTTGCTCCGCTATTTGAAAGCGGAAAAATATGGGCGCCTATGCACGAGCATTTTGCACAGGAAGTCATTGAAGAATGTGCGTCGTTCCCATTTGGAGAGCATGATGACTATGTCGATAGTACGACACAGGCCATTATGAGAATTAGACAGGGTGGTTTGGTTCGACACCCTGAAGACTATATAGAAGAGCCTATTGTGAGAGGACACGTAAAGTATTATGGCTAAAAAAGAATTAACAAATCTAATTATAAATCTTTTTTCAAAATTAGGTGGGAACATGAACAATGTCCTCGGTTCCCGGTCCAACATTACTTTCTTAGGTAAAGGGAAGAGTCCAGAGGGATTCATCGACTCTGACATCAATATCGAAGCAATCGGTGCTCTAGGTAAAAATAAAATTTTAGAAGAGTTAGAAAGCTCAATGGGTTACTTGACTGCTAATAAACTAAACGATGTCCAAGCAGGTAAGCTTTACGAAAATATGTTAAAGGTTGACGAAGTATTTAACCCCAGACAAATTCCAAACATCACTGACCTGGCAACAGGGACCAGGGACCTGACACAAGAAGGTCTAGGTTCTTTAAGAGCGGAACCTTTAAGACCACCAAAAGAACCATTAGATTTAGAAAAAGCTGGAGTAAAGATGCCCGTTAAAAACAGGCAAATGACTGATGATGAGTATGCAGATTTTGTAGACGAACTAGGCGGAGCAGATAGATTAGAAGCATATACTTTTGATGGAACTATTAAAGATGCACAAAGAATTTTAGCAGAAGATAAGGCTTTTACAGATGAAATGTTTGCTCAATATAAAGCAGGTAAACTAGATCCTCAACCAGGAGAAAGAGGTAGAAAAGAATTCTTACAAAAAAAACTGGATGAGATGGAAGCATCTGGTGATAAAAGATTACTGACTCGTGATGAGATAGAAGAATTATCTGATCTTGAATTAGAACAGTACGGAAAAAATTTAGCAGACTCAATGTCTGATGCAGAAATACAATTAAGAAGTAATTTTCCTACAGCGTCTGATGACCAAATAAAACAGATGTTAAAAACAGGTTTAAACATAGACGACTTACCACCACCAGGTTCACGTGGCGGACCAGATGATATTGCAGCACCAATTCAAGATGCTGAAACAACAATCAGAAATCTAGAGGCACAAGAAACTGGATTAGGTTCACAGTTTAGAAACATTATGTTAAGCAACCAAGGTGCTACTCCTACTAAACGTGCAACAGCTAGAGAGTTTTTAGTAGAAGCATTAAAAGAGGATGACGTTGCAAAAGGCGGAAATACTTTTAGTGACTTTGTAACAAAAGAAGATTTAAGATATATTACAGAAGGTGGCGGCGGTGTTGCTGGTGATCCACTTATATTAGTTGAAAAATATTTTGGTCCAAGAATTAGAGAGTTAATTCCAGAAGGGGCATCAAGTGAAGAGATTGCAATATTTACAAAAAGAGTTTTAAACAACGTAGTAGATGCTGCAGGCAATAGACCAGACAGCCCTAGGTTCGATAGATTCACTGCAAGATTTATTGACGAAGTTCAAGATTTTGCTAAAGGCGGACTGGCTAAGATCCTGGAGGTGTAATGAGCAAACCTTATAAGTTTGTAAAAGGCGAACCTTTTATTAAATATAACGGAACAAGCTATCTTGTTACTAGAAGTGTAATGAGAGATGGAAAAACAACTCAACAATACCAGGGTAAAATAAAAAGTTTAACAGAGGCAAAAAAAGTTAGAGCTAGGTTTATAAAAGAAATACCTGTTCAAACCGTAGCAGAAAGTAATATTAAAAGAAGAGGAGCAACAAAAATTGATATTAAAGAATTAAACAAATCTGCTAGATTTTTTTATAAAAGAGGAGAGGTTAGTTCACCTTATTATAGTGAGTTACCTGTAGGAGCAGAGAGAAAAAAAATATACGATAACGTTCGAAAAGGCGCTACTCCAGGAAAATTTAGTAAAGAAACTATATATACTCCACTTAAAACATCCCAACAAAATAAAATTTTAAAATTTTTTCCTGACGCAGATTTTGATACATACAAATTTGGTTTTAACCCTAAACAAGACACACAAAATTATAATGCAGTATCTGAATTTGCTAAAAGAGGATACAAACCTGCATATTACAATGTTCCGGATCTTCCTAAAAAAACACAAAATTTAATTATTGAGGCTTTTGGAAAACAAGCAGAAGAAGCGGGAACACCTTTAAGTTTTGGAAAAGGTAGAAAATTTGGAATTACAGCTGGAGAAAATAATTTTTTAAGACAACGAATTGCTAACTTTATACAAAACACCGGCAAGACTTATCCTTACGCTTTTAGTTTTGCTGATTATCCACAAAACTGGATTATTCAACAAATGGAGAGAGCATCAAAAAATAATCCAAACTATGATGTTATAAAAAATACAGATGGTAAAATAATTGGAGCTATAGAAGATGGTGTTGAATATTATCACGCTGCTTCAAAAATTGGTAATACAATAACCAACCACCCTGAGGCAGGGAAAATATCTAAGATAGTGGATATCGCTAAAAAAGCAAAATCCTCTGTTCCTGTTTCTTTATCTAAAATGTTACCAAAAGGATTTGATACAAACTTAATACAAGGTAATCAAGGTTACTCTGATTTATTAAGATGGTTAGATAATTCTGAAGGACGAAGGGTTGTTCAAAACGCAATTCAACTTCATCACGCTGGAAAAGGTGCAGTTACAGGATCACCTGCATTAGCTAAAGATATTCAATTATTAACATTCAATGATAATTTAAGAGCAGAATCTATTAGAACACAAATTTTAAATAATGATTTATCTGGTGTCCAAGAATTAAAAGATAAAGGTATTAGATTAAATGTTGGAGGAAAAGAATACGGAGCAGGTTTTGAAACACCTGAAGCTGGATTAAGAAGAATTGAAAAACAAGCAGGTGTAAAATTAACTGAAAGATTAAAACTAGATCCAAAACTTTCTAGTTTTGAAGAATTCTTAAAACAAAAACCGATAGGAGCAGTTGGAACCTTACTAGAATCCGTAGCTAGTTTAAAACCAGGGACGAAAGCTTATAAAACAATTTGCACGCTTACAAAAGCTGATGGTGGATCTGTTCAAGATTGTGTCAACAGAGTTGCACAAGAGCCAGAAAAATTTGCAAACAAATTTAAAAATCTTACAGCTGAAAGTGGACCACTTGCAAAAGTTAAAAACGCATCATTAAGATTTTTACAAAGCCCTCTTGCTAGAGGGGCCGGTAGGTTTGGTGCACTAGCTGCAGCAGGTGCAGCAACAGCAGGTGTTGTTAAAAAATTTATGAACGACGATCCAGAAACTTATTTATCAAACGAGGACCAACAAAAAAATTTATTGATAGATATGGTGACAGGATCATTAGATGATACACCACAAAAAAGACCTGACATATTAGATTATCAATTACCGGCATTAGGTGCTGCCGGTGTAGCTGGAACTGCAGCTGTTGCACCATCAACAATTGAAGCGAGTAGATCTGGTGCATTAGGTGCAGAGAAAAGAGGAATAGCTAGAACTGCTGGTAGAACTTTATTAAGAGGACTAGGTGCTCTTGGAACTCCTGCAGGTTTACTTGCAACTGAACCATTATTTTTAGCAGGTCAAGTTCAACAAGGAGATTCGTTAGCTGAGATTGCAACTGATCCTTTAAATTATTTAGGAGCTGCGTTTGTAGGTCCTGTATCTGATTATGCAACAAGAGGATTAAATCCTTTAGTTGCAAAAACCATGAGACTTGGAATTAGTCCAACTGTATTAAAAACTGTATCAAGAAGATTTGGTTTACCTGGATTAGCGTTATCACTGGGTATCAGTGGATATGAAACATTTGATGATTACAGAAACAAAAGAGGTATGTTTAGTGAAGAATAAAACTCTTGTGATAAATATGCAACACGTTAAGTTTAAGGCAATACCACCTTTAAAGGGACCTGATCCACAAGGGTTGAATGTTCCCACAAAACAAGTTAAAACCATAGAGAACTCGGAGAAAATAAATGGCAGATATAGACAAAGCTCTTCCAAACGTAGAGACTGAAATTAAAGTACCTGGCGAAGAAGAAATCGCAGTTGCTGAACAAGAAACTATTCAAGAACAAGTTGGTCCTGAAGACGTACAAATAACTCAAGAAGAAGACGGTGGAGCTACAATTAGTTTTGATCCAGAAGCAGTTAACCAACCTGGAACTAATTCACATTTCGATAACTTAGCAGAACTTTTACCTGAAGATGTTTTAGGTAAACTAGGTTCTGATCTTGCTGCAGATTACGAACAATATAAATCTTCTAGAAAAGATTGGGAAGATACTTACACAAAAGGTTTAGAT